TCTAGATGCGCGTGCCACTGCTCCAGCGCCTCGCGCTTACGGCTCATGACGTCCGACTGGATGTACACTTTCACGTTGTGGCCCATCGCATGGTTGATCAGCAGCTCACCAATCAGGTGGTCGATGCCAAGGTCTGCCCAACCGGTGCGGGCCACCTTGCGCAAGTCATGGCTGGTCCACTCGCCCTGCCCCAACCGCCCGAACACGGCACTCGCCTGCCCTTCACTGAGCGCTTTGCCATTGCGCGACGGAAACAGGAACTGGCCTTCATATCCTTTGGCTCGCTGGATCTCGCGATAACTGATCAGCAGCTTGCGCACCTGTTCGGTCAGCGGCAGGTGATGCTCGACACCGGTCTTGGTGTGCTCGGCCGGAATGAACCACTCGCGCTCGGCCAGACTGATGTGCGACCACCGCGCCTGCCGCGTTTCACCGATGCGCGTGCCGTGGCAAAGCATCATCAGCGCAAGCAGCCCATCCGACGGGTTGTTCGCCATGGCACCGAGCAAACGTGTCATGAGGTCTTGAAGCTGGGTGCTGCGCAACCGGGAAGGCTTGATACCCACCTTGGCCTTGGAGAAGTCACTGAACTTGATGGACGCCATGGGGTTGGACGAAATAAGCCCCAACTTGAACGCCTGGCGGAAGGCCAGGGCCAGCAACTGGAACACCAGGCGCACGTAGTCGATGGAAATGCTTTCCTGCAATGGCCACATCAGTTGGCTGTCGAGGGTGGCCTTGTCGATGCCGGTCAGCGGCAGGTCGCCCAGGCGTGGCTTCAGGTGGCACTTGATGGCCGAGGCACCGGTTTTTTTGCGTTTCTCGGACAGGTTGCGGTCGCGGGCCATCCGGTCGGCATACCAAGCCAGCAACTCACCGGTAGTGACCCAGGTTGAAAGCGTTGAGCCCTCGTCGGCAGCAACCCGAAGGCGCACCGTCGGCAACGCGGCCACGACCTGCTTGGTACTCAGGTCTGGAAACCCGCCAATCCGGTGCCAGGTGCGCTTGCTGAGCAAGTACCAGGAACCGCGCGCTCGATTCTTCGCGAAGCGAAAGTGCAACGCCGGGTGACTCGCATCTCGCAGGTCGCGGACGTGCAGCTTCTTGGCACTGCGCTCGATTTCGGCATCCGAAAGTTTCACGGTCAGGGTTTTCACTTGGGCGGTCATTGCGGGTTACCTGCGGGAGCCAGAAGATCGACGACTTGAAAGGTGTTCGGCCACATCGATGCGCCATAACGCTCGGCCATCGCCTGATCAACAAACAGCGCCAGTGCGTGATCGGGAGTACTCCCCAGATCCCACTTGTAAGAGCAGCAGAACACGGCGAAGCGGTAGTTCTCCGGGTCAGGAACAGCCAGCAGGCGCTCAGGCATTAGAGTGGCCCTCGATGTGTGTTTTTTCTCGAATACCGAACCGAGACAGCAACTGAGCGCGGGCGGTCTGGCCGTCGACTGGAATGGATTGGCGAGCCATGGTTGCCAGTAGCCGCGCATCACCGTATTCCTGGGCAAGCTGCACTTCGGGCTTCTGCGAGTCGTGCCCGATGCCGACGGCGATATCCTCAAGCGGCTTGCCCTGGACCAGCATCCGGATGGTGATGTCGTACGCCCGATCGAAGACCTTGCTGGCCTTCTCCGACACCAGGCTGTTCAGGTTGTACATCTCGCACTGGAGCGCCGCATGACGCACCGCGGGGTGCGACCACACACGGGAAGAGGCGCGGCTCGGGTCCAGATTGACCAGTGCCTCACGGAAGGCCTTGTCGTGCAAAGGGACGCCTAACATCTCAGGCGTTGGCTGGCACCACTTCACGAACTTGCCAACGCTCGGCGCGAAATCACCGCCGTACTGACGGCAGTTCTGAAGGCCGTACCGGATCTGCTCAAGGGTATTGATTCCGGCGACGATAAACGCCTTGATCCAACTACGTTTTGCAGCTCGCAAGGCATCGTCGTCGGGCCAGGCCTGTTTCCATGCCGGAAAAATCGCCTGTAGCTCTTTGAACAGTGCGTTAACGACGTCGGTGGTGCCGGGCGGCAGGTGCTTCGGTTGAACCAGTGCAACGGGTGGCAGGTTTCCCATCTTGCTGAGCAGTTGAGTAGCACTACGCGGCGCTTTCATCTCCATCACAAATCCCCCAGATCATCAGCCCAACTGGAGTCATCGAAGTCAGGCGGCGTAGATGGGCCTCCGGCACGCTTCGCCTGCTCACGCTTGATCCACTTGACCAGTCGAAAACACCAGCCAGACGGGCTGTCGACGGTCACAGGCTTGGCAACGAAGAAGCCCTTAAAATCAGCGAGCAATTCATCAGTTACCGACTCAGCAGGCAACCCGGCGATTGCGAGTTGATCAGCCAATCCCTTCTCGCTCGGCCCCCAAGTAGCGAACATGGCGAAGCGTTGGCGCTCATCCAGCGCATCGATGGCGGCTTGGTCCTGCTCGGCGATCACATCGGAAATCTCGCGCTGCGGCTGCTGTTCGGTTCCTTGATGGTTAATTGACGTATTGGGTGCAGCCGCTGCACCCCGTTCTGTTCCAGGCTGCACCCCGTTCTGTTGTGAGTTGCACCCCGTTGCGTCATTTGCACCCCGGTTTGTACGGGGTGCAGGAATTGCACCCCGCGAGAGTTGAAGGTCGTAAACGACTGGGCGACGGTCATGACGATCAATGTGTACGGCGGCAATGGCTTGATTGCCCTTCTGGATCAGTCCAGCTTTCTCCAGATCGTCCAGCTTATAGCGGACGGTGCGCTCGGACAGTCCGGTGTCTTGAGCTAGGGTCGAGGCAGAGGGAAAGGCGCCAGCACCGTTCGAACCGGCATAGTTGGCAAGGCACAACAGCACGTGACGCGCGCTTGAGTCTTTCAGGGATTGGGTGGGCAGAGAGAGCGCCCATGACATTGCTTGGACACTCAAAGCGTAATTCCTTGAAGTTGTTCAGCCAGCGTGACGTTTCCTGATCGAGTCACCATCACTTTTACATCGCACACGACATGGTGATGTTTGCCGGTGAATTCGGCGATCTTCCGGCTTGACATGATGACCGTATTGCTTGGAGCAACGATCGTGTTCATAATGGCCCCACAGAGTTTTACAAGTTGTTGAAAAGCCGGGTTGCAGCCCGGCTTTTTTGTGCCTGCGATTCAGGCGGCCTTGAGCGACTCGCGGAGAACCTGAAGTGCGTCGATCGCCTCAAAGATTGCTTTCTCGCCCTGAGCTTTTTCGTGCTGACTGATGTGGTTGTCCTCGGCAGCATCAAAAATTAGCCGGCCAACATCCCCGCACTCTGCCGAAAGCTGCCCAAGCGCTACCATCAACGGCTTGACCGCAGGCTTTTCCCGCGCAATCAAGTCGAACCCGAACTGATCGGCCAGAGCGGTCAATGGGCGCATGTCACCGGTGTGCAGCAGAACGCCGAACAAATGTTCGATAGTCAGATGATGCGCGGCGTTGTCCGGGTTGGAGCGCTGAAGCAGGCTCACATGCGACATGCACATTTTCCCGGCTAGCTCCTCTGCCCCGCTTTCTTTGACGGTGGTGTGGCAAGCCCTCAAGAAATCTTCCATTCGTAAAACCTCAAATTTGTTTCCGTGGCGCCCTGCCAGTGCGTGGGCGAAAATTTGTTCAACGGATGGTCGACTGTTGCTATGCAGCAGACTGGGTCCGCTTTGTTCGCATGCACAGCTCACGCGCAGTAACTTTTCCACCGGTCAACTCTTCAGCCTTGAATGCCTTTTCAGCGCCCATTGGGTGAATCCCGGCAACCCAGTACGAAACTGCAGCCTGGGAAACGTCGAGCGCCAAAGCTGTTTTGGTTTGCCCGCCGAAGAAGTCGACGAGCCTTTCGATAGGGGTCATATGAGAGCCCTCCTAATAAGCATGCTTATATGCTAAATAGAAGGATACTTATTTGCAAGCCGATAAGGGAACTTATAAATTCCAACGGATGAGCACACTCGCCGAAAGAATCAAATCCGCACGAAATCACGCCAAGCTGACGCAGAAGGCCCTCGCCCTAAAGGTGGGGGTCGAGCAGCCAGTGATTTCGCAGCTGGAGACAGGAAAGAACCTTCAAAGCGCACACCTGCCAAAAATTGCACATGTGTGTGGGGTGAACGCTATTTGGCTCTCCGAGAACATTGGGCCTATGACTGGCTCGAGCGCTGTCGACTCAAACGTAAGCAACGCTCGCCAACCCGTTGAGTCCTACCGCTACCCGGTTATCAGCTGGGTCGCCGCCGGCTCTTGGGCTGAAGCCGTTGAGCCCTACCCTGCCGGATTCTCTGATAGATACGAATTTTCCGAATACGATTCGAAAGGTGCCGCATTCTGGCTTGAGGTCAAAGGCGACTCGATGACTTCGCCTGTCGGCCAAAGCGTTACGGAAGGCACGCTGGTCCTTGTGGACACTGAGGCAGAAGCCGCACCCGGGAAGCTGGTGATCGCCAAACTGCCTGACAGTAACGAAGCCACCTTCAAGAAGCTGGTGAATGACGGCGGGAAGTTGTTCCTGAAGCCGCTGAACCCAGCCTGGCGAATCGAGCCGTTCAATGAAGACTGTCGGATCGTCGGGGTTGTTGTGCGGGCGCTTCAGAAGTTTTAGATGCCAAGGGGGATTCGATTATGGGGCATAACAAATCTGAGCAAGACCTGAAGCGTGACCTCCAGGGGATTGCCTCTGATCTGAAATGGTCAGCGGTAGAACTGATGCGAATCGCCGAGCGAGCCAGCCTGGCCGGGAATGAGCCTGACGCCCAAGCCATCATGCGCATGATCACGATCTTTCATAACGACGAGGATCGGCTGACCGCCTATGCGGATGAGGTGAAAGCGGGAAGCATTGTCCGGAGCAAGGCTGAGCAGGTGGAGTGACGGGGTCGATTTATGTCCAAACACATAACAATGCAGTCGAAACGACAGGGATAATCATGGCTATCCGTCACACCCGAAAGAAAAAGCTGGCCTCGCAGGAAGATCTGATCCAACAAGAATTCATCCTTCGAAGACTCAGAATAGAAAAGCCTCCATTCCGCAAACTTAAAGATATATCCATAGAGTTTGCACCAAGAATAACTTTAATTGCCGGGCATAATGGCATCGGAAAATCAACCATTTTAGCGCTGGTCGCAAACGGCTCCGGCCTGACTGAATCAGAGTTTGTTACTTATTCAGGAAGGCCTTTCACTGGCCTTCTAAATGAAATTATACACATAGACTTTGAAAGCGAATTCCTAGTACATCAAACAGCAAAGACACTTTCAAATCCGATCATCGATTACGATATAAATGGCAGCGAATTTTCCAAACGTTGCGCACTAACAAAGAGAACAGTTAAGAATCGAGATGGCAAGACCACCCGACTGGAAGCGAGAGTTGTTCCGCGAAATATAAAGGACTCACCGCACGAAGACCAAAAAAGCGGGACTACGATTGGCGTAGCCGCAAAAGTTCCAATACCCACTATCTACCTTGGTATGACAAGGATGATTCCGATCGGGGAGAGTGACCCCGAGCTTATTGAAAGCTCTCTTGATACAGCTATTGATCAATCTGATGCCGATTTTATTGAAAAATTCATTCAAGATATAATCAGGATAGGCCCAAAAGAAAAAGCGGCCAACAGCGCAATAACTACCCAAGCCATCAAGGGTACAACTAAAACATCCAAACACCCTAAGTACCCCCATAGCCCTAAGAGCGTTTCCCTTGGACAGGATAGTCTTAGCTCCATAGCGACGGCATTTGCATCATTCCGAAAGCTTGATAGGGAGTGGCCCGATTATCCAGGCGGATTGCTAGTAATAGATGAGTTGGATGCTGGGCTTCATCCGCACGCTCAACAAAGCCTTATGGAAGGAATTAAAAACGCCGCGAAGATCCTTAGAGTTCAAGTCATTGCGACAACTCACTCGCTATGCATGATTGAAACGATCCATCCTGAAAACAACATTATTCAGGGCGCTGGCGCGAGAATGGATTCTATAATCTACATCATGGACTCTGTCGCACCACGCGTAATCAAGGATTTGTCATTTGCTCACATACAAAATGACATGACCCTAACCGCTCCGAAGCCAATTGCAAAGCCCGCCAAAACAGACAACACATTGAAGATATACCTCGAAGACGCCGAGGCAAACTTTATTCTTGGAAATTTGTTAACTAGAAAAGTAAAGCTACAGGTTAACAAGGCGACAGGAAAAACCCTGAAGGCTATACCGATCAGTGTGGGCTGTAACAATTTGCAAGGTCTACAAAAGTTCGACAGTCACTTCAAGAAAGTGTTAATCGTAGTAGACGCCGACTCGTCGGTAGCTGGCAACCTTAAAAATGTCGTGAAGCTACCCGGTGGTGAGGATACGGCTGGAAATGGATTTTCTCCAGAACGCACTATTTATGAGTTCATCTTGGAGCTTATAAAGGATAACGATAGTTATCCAGAAACCCGGAGAATGCTACAAGAGGAAAACATCACTAGGAACCAGCTATCCGTTCACCTTATGAAGGGCGATACCAATATAAAAGACCGTATGTCTTCAAAAAAATGGATGAACGGTCATTTGCAGCGCATAAGTGATTGGGATCTGGTTGGGCACTGGCTCCGAGAGCATCCGGAAAAGGTTGAAAAATTTCAGCAGGAATTCTTGGCGGCTGCGATTGCCACTGCAAAGGCTATGCATTAGAGGCTGGCCAAGTATACTGCCGACCCCTAAAATGAGGCTCGCCCCCCCTCAAAGGATGAGATCAAATGTACTCCAACAAGCTATATAGCCCCCTACGCTACCCTGGTGGCAAGGCTCGCTTTGCGCCTTTCATTGCCGGGGTGATGCGGGCGAATGGCCTGACGGAAGGCCATTACCTTGAACCATTTGCTGGTGGCGCCGGCGTAGCTCTCGAACTGCTTTTCGACGGACATGCTACCCACATTCATATCAATGATCTCGATCCAGCGGTTCACTCTTTCTGGTCTGCGGTGACAGTCGATCCAGAGGGTGTTCTCAAACTGCTCCATGACACCCCTATCACGATGGAACAGTGGCATTACTGGCGCTCCGTAATGCTTGAGCAAGACCAGAACCTGACTCTTGCTCAAAGAGGATTCGCTACGCTTTTCGTGAATCGTACGAACCGTTCTGGAATTCTTAAAGGCGGGGTGATTGGAGGAAAGGCTCAAGCAGGCGCATACAAGCTTGATGCTCGATTCAGCAAAGAAATGATTGCTGCACGGCTAGAGCGCATCGCGCTAAACGCCGACCATATTTCAGTCTACTGTGAAGATGCATTTGTATTGCTTGGACGGGCATCGGAATTCTTACCAGAGCAATCGTTGATCTACCTTGACCCGCCTTACTACGTTAAGGGGCGCGGCCTGTATCGCAATTTCTACAAGCACGACGATCATTTGCAGATTGCTCGATTGCTACAATCGTCAAACTTCGATCGCCCGTGGGTCGTTTCCTACGATAGCGCGCCAGAAATATGTGAGATGTACAGCCAGAGCGAGGTTCTAAGCTACGGCTTGCATTACACGGCCCAAGCAAGATATGTCGGTGATGAGGTCATGTTCTTCAAAGAAGGCATCACCGTGCCGGATATGGAGATACCAAGAGCAACAGTTGCAGCATGATGAAGCCCGGGCCATCGCCGGGCTTTCTCATTCCCCTCCTCCACTGCTACGCTTTCAACTCCCTCGAATGGAGTCGAAGCCATGCCCGCCACCGAATACTCTCTCCCCGACGTCCTCGAGCGCATGCATGAAAATCAACATGCCCTGGAGGCAGCCATAATGGAGCTAACGCTGCTGGTTGAGAGCCAAGGCGCAATCGAGATCGGCGGTAATGTCCGCGGAGCACTCGATACGATCCGTGAGAATGCCGGACATATTAACCAAGGATTGGCCAGGCTGAAGGCTCAGGGACTGGATTAATCGAGGCGACGTCCTTCTGATATATGCAACAGAGTACGAGTCCGCCAAGCGCGGGCTTTTTTGTGCCCGAAGAAAAATGCGCCCCCTTCCCCGCACCAGATAGAACGTGGTTCTTGCCAAAATATGGCAAGAATAATACTGTATATACATACAGCTATAGCAAGGAGCTTCCTTATGTCAAAAATCGCGTCACCCGTATCCAGAGACTCATATGAATTGGTTGGCCGCCGCATCCAGCGCTTGATAGCTGCGCCTAGCGTTCAAAAAGTGCAGGCCATAACTGTGACGAGGCTTGAAGCAGAACCCGCTGAAGCATGGCAGCAAGTCCTTCAGGAGATTGAAGAGACCAGTGGTGTAAGCATGGAGCGCCTTGAGAGCGGCGCAGTCAAAATCGGGTGGCGAGAGTACTGCGAAGCCTGAAATTAGCCCGCCTTCGAGCGGGCTTTTTATCGTCCCTCTAAAAATATATAAGCACGCTTATTGACTGATAAAATAAGCTGGCTTATATTTCAAGCCAGGCCATGACATCCATCGGCCCAGCAGCGAAAGCCGCGCCGCTCTTTAACAGTCAGCGCAACAAACAACAGACCGCATTGCCTCTACCGGCTACCGGCGAGCAGACAGGCCCCTGCCAACGATAGGAACAACCTGTACGGCTGCCCGATGGCGAAACGCCAGAACCGTATACGCCCAGCAGGCACGAATGACCCGGCAAGCAATGCGCCCCGCCCCTCCAGCGGCAATAGGACGTAAAGCATCACTGCTGCACCTTGGCGACAGGGTGTATCGGGATGCGGACGAAGTCCCGGCTTATACCGGCCCCCTGCATTGCTCAGTTCACTCAACATGGAGGATTTGCAGCCATGTGAACTTCAGATACCCGCACAGCCCTCATGCGCTCTGCGGGCTCATTACGTAAGAGGTAAAGCCAGATTTCAGTCTGGCTTTTTTACGCCTGCTTTTATCCGTCAGCACCCACCTCTGCGCCCAACCGCAACCAGCGGCTGCCCGAGTGCTGACGAATACACGCAACCTACATCGAGGATTCGCCATGAACCAAACCATCAGACAGAGCCAAGCAATTCTCCATGGGTTGCGGCTCCGAACTTCTCTGGCCACCGCTGAGATGTACCGACGGATCGGCCGAGATGAACCCGTCCGCGCACCGCGCTACAACGTCGTGCCCCGGGGCTGCAACACGTTCGAAGTGATCGAGCGATCCACCGGCACGGCAAAGGGCGAACGGTTCGGCCATGACAGCGCCTGTCAGCTCGCCCAACAGCTCGAGGACAACGCCGACTTCTTCGCCGCGCGTCGCAAGTCGATGAAGAAGTTTGCCCACACGCTGCTGCGCTGGACTGCCGGTGCGGCGCTAATGCTGATCGTGTTTGCCTACTACGGAGCTGGTCATTGAGGCGCATCAACAATCAGGTGCGACAGCGCAGACGACAAACTTGGCTGGATATACCAACCCACGGAATTGAAGAGGCAGGCCATGGCCAAAGACAATGCGCAGATCCAGCGGGACAAACGCGCCAAGGAGAAGGCCCTGCTGGATCGGATCGGTGCCGAGAAGCGCACGCTCATTGTGTCGAAGGCGCTTGCTGATGCACTTCAGGTGCTCGGCCAGCGCCACGACTTCGAGGAATGGCAGGAGACGGTGTCGACGTTCCTGATCAACCTTGCTGCCGCGCCCGCCGAAGAATCGGCCTGCTTTGCCAGCATGTCGCGACCGGAAATCGTAGTTACGGAAAAGTGGTCGCGACAGCTTGAAGATTTCGCCAAGACAGGAGTTGATGCTTGATCACGCAACCTCGCCGTTAACCCTCATCTGGTGGCTCTTGGCGCTCATCAAAATCAATGGGGCCAGTATAGATAAAAAGCTGCTCATCTAGACAGGAAACCTTGTCCCGTATGTGCTGTGGCGTCTCAACTGCAAAATAGACAATCAGCCCTACACCATTCGACTGCTCCTCTATTTCAGTGACGAACTCGGCGACCTCATCCTGTGAAAGGCCGATTGCATCACCAAGAATTTTATTCTGGCGCTGCTCCTGCATTTCTTCAAATTGCCTCTTGCTCATAGCTAAATCCTTCCGTGAGTTGGCACCCGAAGAGTAGCCCAACCTAATTCGCCCTCAACACCACTCGTCGCATCCGGTCACGGCGGGCGGCGCCTGATTGGAGATAGCCATGAGCATCCCCGTGAACGCTTTGAAAGATGACGAGCTTTTGCACTATGCCGCGGCGCTTGATCCGAAGTCGGCGACCAAGCTTTCGTGGATACACTACTCGGCTGAATCAACAGCGACCGTCTGATCCGACCAATCTCGAAAATTAGCTCGCTCCCATTCGCTGCAGACGACTAACTGGACCTTTACGATCATTGATCGCATCGGCAAGCATTTTGAGAGCCTGCTTGCGCTCACCATAGACTTCTTCAAGCAAATACTCAGTAATTTCAAATGCATGCAAAGCGTCATCAAATTCAACTTCATTGCCTGGATGGCTTCCATGATTCCCAAGCCATCTGATTGCACTAAAAAGCTCTCTTACTGGGTTTTGTGCTTCCGGAAGTAACTGCATCCTGTTTCCGAAGGAAATGAATTTATCACCGTCTTTTTCTGGAATTCCTAGCTCCGTTAGAACCTTTTCAGCAGCAATTCTAATGTTGTTACAGCACGACGCTGGGCTTGAAAAATAAAGAGCGCTCGCCGTACCAAGTGGCGAAGTTACGTCATTCGGAGCCTTCGATGGGTAATCGATTAGTTGAAGCGCTGGATGAAAATATGTTGGACGGAAGAATGACTTGTATTCTCGAGTCCAATCGCCATTTTCATCGACGTCATACTCTTCCTCAACCACTCCATTTCCGACCACAAAAACGAGCTCCGAACAAGTAGTGCACTTTAGCGTGCAACTAAATACAAGCATAATATTTTCTGGATCCCACCAGTCTTCATTGTGCTCGGCACGAGAAGCTTCAGTCTCCTTAGAATTGAAATCTCCATCAATGCGGAGCAGGCCTGCATAACAATGGGGGCACTTATACTCTGGTATTTGTTCACTAGCGAATGCGCCTTTCAGTATTTCTTTATTCATTCCCTGCTCCAGTCATTCATTCATGAGATCGCATCATAAATCTTGAGGTATCTACATGCCCACAGAAAACCAATTCCTCGCGCGTAACCAAACCTAAACCCTACCAGCCTGCCGGTGAGCGGCGGGCGAGGAATCCTCATGTCAAAAGAAAATGTGTACGACGAACAAATCAGCCCGCTGGTCCACCAGATCATCGAAATTTGCAAGGAACACAACATTGCGTTGCTGCTCTCGGCCCAGCTCCAAGACGAAGACGATGAAACGCTTTACTGCACGAGCATCCTCCCCGGCGATGACGATGTGTCAGATGAAAGATTCGTCAAAGCACTGAACATCATCAGGCCGCCCAGCCGATCCATGATGCATATGACCACTACCCATGCCGACGGCAGTCAGTCGCTGACCACAATCATCTGACCCCCCCTCCCCACCTTCTGCCACCACGCGTGGTATGGAGCATCAACATGGAAACTGAAATTCTCTCGGATGAGGAGCTGGCGAACCTCACCGGCTACAAGGCCAGGGCTTACCAACGGCGCTGGCTGATGGATCGCCAGTGGGTGTTCGTTGAGAGCCGCGGCAAACGCCCGCTGGTGGGCCGCATGTACGCCCGCATGAAGCTTGGGGTGATCTCCCCGACCATCGCTGACTCCAACCAACCGCCGGCGGCCCCGGCGTGGACGCCTGACTTCTCACGAGTGAACTGATATGCGCCCCCGCAAGACAGAACACCATCATCTGCCACCTCGGATGTATCAACGAACTCGTAAACGCAAGAACGGCAGCGTCTGGACCGCCTACTACTACCGGGACATGCTAGGTAAGGACATACCTTTGGGCAAAGAGCTCGACAAGGCCAGGATCAAATGGGCTGAACTGGAAGCCAAGGAAAAACCCCTGGAGCTGCGAACCATGAAAGGGATCTTCGACCGGTACATTCGCGACATCATCCCCAAGAAGGCGGCGCGGACGCAGAAAGACAATCTCTCGGAAATTAAGCAACTGCGGCCGATGTTCGACAGCGCTCCCATTGACTCGATCACGCCGGCAACGATTGCCGGTTATCGGGATGCACGGACGGCCAAGGTGCGGGCGAACCGTGAGATCGCCACCCTCTCCCACGTTTTCAATATCGCTCGAGAATGGGGGCTGACGACCAAAGAAAATCCCTGTCAGGGGGTGCGCAAGAATAAGGAAACGCCGAGGGACTATTACGCGAATGATGTGGTTTGGGATGCTGTTTACAAGAAGGCAGCCCAAGAGCTGAAAGACGCGATGGACCTGGCCTATCTGACCGGGCAGCGGCCGGCAGATGTCCTAGTGATGCGAAAGGACGATGCTGCGGGGGGATATTTGGAGGTTCAGCAAAACAAGACACACAAAAAGCTGCGAATTCAGATGACGACTGGCAGCGAGGCAAACAGCCTGGGCAGACTTATTGCGGAGATATCTGAACGCAATGCTCACCACGTCTCGAACTATCTGATTGTTAGCCGGCACGGCAAACGGATGACCGCGACGATGCTGAGAAAACGCTGGGACTTGGCCAGGGAGAAAGCAAAATTGGAAGCTATTAAAGCTGGTGACGAACTGCTGGCCAGTCGGATCGGTGATTTTCAATTTCGAGACATCAGGCCAAAGGCCGCTTCCGAAATCACTGATGTCGGCGAGGCGAGCTTGCTGCTGGGACACACCAAAGGCGACATCACCGAGCGGGTTTATCGCCGCGTCGGTGCCATCGCAAGGCCCTCAAAATGACCAAAAATGTGTTCCATAACTCAAATTTGCCCCCTTGTAGAATGCGGCCTGTGGCGATGCCGAGAACTGAGCATAATGGAACGAAAAATCGCTGCAAGCCGCGATTTTAAAGGCTTTACATAGCGGTCTTGAAAACCGTCGACTGTAACAGGTCCATGAGTTCGAATCCCATCGCCTCCGCCATCTTTATACGACAAAGCCCTGATTTTTCAGGGCTTTGTCGTTTCTGGGGTTTGGTGAAAATCT